CCGCATGGGCAGAGACATATAAATACAGGGAAATACGGGCAGATATTGGGCCAGCCCTGATATTGGTGGATATGGAGCGGTTTTCCCACTTCGGCACGAAAAAAGGGCCGATATTGGGCGACCCCCCCACCCCCTTTTAATTTTTGCAAATGAATATGGATGTTCTATCCACCCACCAAATCCAAATTCCACATCCATAATGAAACCCTAATATGCTCACATCCAAACAAGAAAACTTCATCCAGAACTACATCCGATACGGTGACGCAAAACGCTCCGCTATCCTCGCCGGTTATCCGGAAAAGAGCGCAAAGGCCAAAGGCAGCCAGTTAAAAAAACAGTTCCAGCAGGAGATAAAACAGCGGACAGAGCTGAAAATGATGGATGGTGCTCAGATGGCCCTGGATACGCTTTTGAAACTCGCAGAAGCCTCCACATCCGACACCGTAAAACTGGCCGCTGCCAAAGACATCCTGGACCGCTCCGGCTATCAGTCTGTCACCAAGATAGAACAAACCAACATCGAGTCCACATCCACAGTAGAACTGGAACGTGAGTTGAAGGCGCTGCTGGGGGAAGAGGACACCCCGGAAGTTCCCCATACAGTTCAATAATGTCTCTCGCCCGCAAGGTAGAACTCCTGCGGGAGCTGAAAAAGCGGGAGCGGCTGAACAAACTCGATTATTACGATCCATATCCCTTCCAGGAGCGGTTTCACTCTACCGGCAGTGAATGTAATCAGCGGTTGTTAATGGCAGGGAACCGGACGGGGAAATCCCACTCCGGCGGCGCTGAGATGGCGATGCACTGCACCGGCAGATACCCGGACTGGTGGACAGGAAAACGCTTTACCGCCCCTATCGTCGCCTGGGCCTGCGGGGTGAGTAACGAAACCACCCGGGACATCGTACAGGCAGAGCTCCTGGGTGCTCCAGAAGATCCTGAGGCTCTCGGAACCGGCTGGATACCCCATGATTGCATCGTCACCACCGAGCGCAAACCCGGAGTCCCCAACGCCAAATCCCTCGCCCTGATAAAACACATCTCCGGGGGAAATTCGACCCTGCAGTTTAAATCCTACGAGATGGGGGTGGAGAAATTCATGGGCCGGGCGGTATCGGCCATCTGGCTGGATGAGGAACCGAGCAGGGATCTTTATTCCCAGTGTGTGACCCGGACGCTCTCGACGAGGGGGATGACCTTCCTCACATTCACCCCGGAAAACGGGATGACGGAAACTGTCCATGCGTTTCTGAACAACCTGCAGCCCGGTCAGTCCCTGACAACCGCCTCCTGGGACGATGTGACCGAAAACGTAAAAACCCGGGGCGGGAATCCAGGCCACCTTACACAGTCCGTGATGGACCAGATCCTGTCTGCTTACTCCCCGCATGAGCGGGAGATGCGGAGATATGGCCGACCCGCCATCGGTTCGGGTCTTGTCTTCCCGGTGGATGAATCCAAACTGATGATCGACCCCTTCACCCTCCCGGAGGAATGGCCCAGGGTAGCGGGGATAGATTTCGGATATGACCACAAGACGGCAGTGGTCTATCTCGCCTACGACCCGGACGAGGATGTCGTGTATGTTTACGACGTATATGCGTTAGCGAAAGCTGCCCCCCACATCCACGCTGCCGCCATAAAAACAAGACCGCAGTTTATTCCCATCATCTGGCCGCATGACGGGTATCGGAAAGACTCTATGGGCAACCCCGGCCTTGCCGACCAGTACCGCAATCTCGGATGTAATATGCACTTCTCCCATTTTGAAAATCCCCCCGCGCCGGGAGAAAAAAAGGGCGGTAACTCCGTAGAGACCGGCATCATGGAAATGCTGCAGCGGATGGAGAACGACAAGTTCAAAGTCTTTTCCACCCTGGCAGACTGGTGGCAGGAGTTTCGGATCTATCACCGGAAAGACGGCCGCATCCAGACGGTGAATGACGATGTGATGGCAGCGTCCCGCTATGCCGCTTTGTCTCTCCGTTACGCGGTTGCGGGGAAGGATGACCGGTGGGAGCAGGAAATCACCTATCCTAAATTGGGGATCGTGTGATGCCGTTCCTTGCACAGCACCGCAGACCTTTACTGGCGGAAGAAGCGCCATTACTACAGCAAGTCCAGCAGTACCACCAGAATCAGTCTGGCGCACAGCAGCTCTACCGGCAGAACATGGCAGAAAAGGCCAGGCAGCAGGCCGAGTATCAGCGGCGTCTGGCTGCTGATGAAGTCGGGGTTGAGCCGTACTCGCTTTTCTTAGGTCGCCAAACCGAAGACCCGTCAGCCGGTTTTGAGTTCGCCCCGGCTGATTTCTGGCCTGGTAGTGCGGCGGTAAAAAAAGGTTTGTTAGCGACTGCTGCGGCGATCCCAAGTTTGATGTATTGGAATTACGCCAGAAAAAATCCTGTTCCTCCAGGAATGTTAGGTGGACCGGCGTTTCACGGCACACCACACAAATGGGAATCCGGCGTTCCTGATATTTCCAAAGTCGACACTGGCGAAGGTGCGCAAGCCTATGGGCATGGGATTTACTTTGCTGAGAATCCAGACGTAGCAAAAAGTTATTCGCCTCGTGATTTCGATGCCGAAGAAATAATGATGCAAAAGTACAAAGAAGCGGAAGCTGTTGGCGATTACAACCGTATGGAGCAATGGGAAAGTGCGATGCTGCACGACACTCCTGATGAGATACGAGCAAGGTCGCTGGATATGGATTATGACGAGGATTACCGGCGAGTGGCTGCTGAGGTAGCTGATGAATTGGAGGCTATCCCATCATCCAGTCATCTTTACGAAGTAGACATCCCTGATGCCGATATAGATCGGATGCTGGATTGGGATAAACCCCTGAGTGAGCAGTCAGAGAGCGTGCAGAGGGCGATTAAAGCCAATTTTCAAATGTATCAGTCGCCAGAGTTGCATCTGATTACTGGGAAAGGTCACACGATTCATTGGACTGAAATCTTTGATTCTCCAGAAGAAATGACTAAAAAAACACTGGAAAAGACCGCCAAGATCACGGGTGATGGGAGCGGTGGTGCTCAGTGGATGCCTTATGGTGATTATCTGATGCAAAAACAAACTGGGGGCGATTTTTATCGGGAACTGAGTCATAGCGGCTCGGAGTGGTCAAAGCAGGTTCAGGGATTTATTAGCGGTACAGGTGTTGATGACAAGGCGGCTAGTTTAGCTCTCTCCGACTTTGGCATCCCCGGCATCAAGTATCTGGATCAGGCAAGTCGAGATGCTGGCAAAGGCACTCGCAACTTCGTCGTATTCGACGAGAAACTGTTAAACAAGCTGAGCATTAAATAATGCCGATGCCTGGCCCTGTCGGCCTCTGGAATTATTTGCGTGAATATCCTGGACGCTACGCCGATCAGTTCTCCCAGGGGATGCAGCAGTTTGCGCGTACCCGTAATCCGGTGGCTGCGCTCGGTGCGATAAACCCGACCGCACCGTTTATCCAGGACGCCGCATTACAAGCCGGTGGGCTGATCGCCCCCCACACAAACCGACTCAGCCAGGCAATCGCGCAGTCGTCTGAAAATTTGGGGTTGGGGCCGCTGTCGATTCCAGAAGTGACAGATGAGCAGTTAGCCCCGCTGCTGATGTTGGGGATGGCCGGTCGCGGTGGCCTACATCGTAGAGTAAATACCACCGGGAAATACGCTGGATCACCCGGCATCACATCTCCACAACAACTGGCTGCGTGGAGAAAAAAATACAAGGATATGTTTGAGCAGGGCATGATCTCTCCAAAGGTATATGCGGCCAAAACCGGCCCCGCTCATTGGTACGAGTTGGGGGCTAAAGGTATTGGGTATGGGGCAATGGGAGATGTGGACGTTGCGGATGCTTGGACACAAGCTGCGGCCACCACAAGTCCAAGTACGCCAGTAAAAGGAAACGCCGAATACGCTGTTCGTGCCCACAATCAGGCGATGGCCGGGTATCCGATTAGTGCTGGAATATTCCCCAATAAGATGTCTCCTGAGTTGGAGCGTTTATACAACTATGGTGAGGAGACAAGCGGCAGGAAACGTGTTTCGTTTCATGGGAACATCATGCATTTACTGGACCCCTTGATCCCGCAGGGGACTACCGTCGATGTCTGGATGATGAGGGCTGGCGGTTACGGTAAGGACGCACCAACGGACGCGCAGTATGAGTTCATGGAAAGAGAGACCCGGCTGCTTGCTGATCGTATGCAGGAACAACTTGGATTGCCGGTTACTGAAAAGAATGTCCAGGCGGCGATCTGGAGTTATGCGAAAGCAAGGAAGGAGGGCAAGACCGTAGAGGAAGCGGGGTACAACTTCGCTGACGCGCTACAAGACACAATGGCGCAGTTATCTTGGGAGTCTGCACCTGGGCAAACATCAGCACACTTACAGGGCTATCACTCTGCTCCGTTGGAACAAAAGGCCCAGTTTCATACTGACATGAGTAACGTGCTTACTGATGAATCCGGGCGCGATTTAGTTTCCTCCCATCTTGGGTTAATGCAGGGTCCGGGTATTGATGTAACCGGCGCGTTCAAGGGAATCCTGAACCCTGGCACACAATCACAAGCGGCTTTAGCTGCTGCTGCCCAAACACCAATAAAGAATGAAGCAGAAAAATTAGGTTGGGGAACCTGGATAGAGAAGGTGGGGAAGGGTGGCAAAATCACTCGTGACTTTAGATTACGCCCAGACCTCCCAGAAGCGGAAAGGACTCAATATTGGTACAACCTTAATACTATTGATGCGGCGAGTCGAGAGTTAGCGGATGTCTCTGAAGCGGTTAGGGGTATTCTCTTGCGTCAGGATGGGGTTGCCTGGCATCGACCATTTTCATTATCCCCGGCTGGGGGTAAGGCACAAGGTGCGCCACTTTATGCCTCGAATCTTGCTGAGTTGGATATTGGTCGCCCCCTCAATGAGCAAGAAACTGTCGAACTTTACCAGCAGCTAATCGCTGAGTTTGGTGAAACTGGGTATGATTTAGCTCCGGTTGGTTCTCCGGTCGGAGCAAGGATTTTGAATCACCCATTCCTGGGCCTGGACAATAAAAAGGAGTTCCAGCCGGGATTAAAACGCGCCCTGAAACGTGCTAAAATTGAACCCAATATCGACTTGTATTGGGGTGGTTTCGACGGGAACTACGTTGAGAATAACTGGAGCGAGAATCCTAATGGCGAAATTTACAGAGAAGTTATTGAGCGAAGCTCAGATCAGACGAAGCGCCGGGCCTATGAACTACTCGCGGGACTCGGTCCAAAGGTTGAAGGCGTTGAAGCGAAATATGAACGGGAATTGGGATGGAGTCCGGATAGAAGCACCCACGCCTGGAGGACTACTCCAGAAATCAACCAAGTAGGGCAAGATATTCCACCCACTTGGCGGCCATCGCCGCGCAAGCCCTGGGAAACTAACTAGACCGGCCTTCGCGGCCGGTTTTTTTATGAGCAACTAAATGCCGAAATCCAAAAAACCATCCGACGAGCAACTTATCGCCCGAATCGACAACGAGGTCACATCCGCCCTCGGCTACGGCGATGAAATCTCAGAACAACGCAGAAAGGCGCTGGAGTATTACCTGGGCCAGCCTTTTGGTAATGAGGTAGAAGGCCGCTCCCAGGTCGTTGATTCCACGGTGATGGATACCATCGAATGGATCAAACCCTCCCTCATGCGGGTGTTTGCTTCCGGGGATGAGATCGCCAAAGTCCACCCTCA